CTTTATGACCGTAACAGCAAAATTGATATTCTTACCGTAGTAGAACAGTTAAAGAAAAACGAAACACTTGATTCAGTTGGCGGTATGTATGCAGTATCTAAACTTACCAATAGTGTTACTTCAGGTGCTAATATTGAAATCCATATTCAGTTGATTTCAGAAGCATACATGAAACGTGAAGCGATAAGGTTAAGCGGTGAATTGATTTCAGAAGCATACGAAGATAGTTCAGATGCCTTCGATATAGTTAATCAGGCAGATGCAGGGTTTCAAACTCAACCTGGCAGTGTTTGATGAACAGCCACCCGATGACTTCTTCAGTGAGATAGTGACTAGAACTGCCACCACACAGGGTCAGGTGCTTTGCTCATTTACACCACTCAAAGGTTTGAACGGCTTGGTCAGTAAGTTTTGGAATCATGAAGAGGGCTACGATCACATCAGAGTCAGCTGGGATGATGTGCCGGAGCATGATCCATGGGGTGAACCATTCTTGTTGCACACCACTCGTCGTCAGTTGGAGCGAGACTACTTGCCACATGAACGCGATGCACGCCGCAATGGTGTGCCAGTCATGGGCAAGGGTGCAGTGTTTCAAATACGCAATTGGCCCACATACCGGACTGGTGACTACGACTTTGCCCGCACCACTGGCCTACTGAGATTGATCGCACTGGACTTGGGCTTGGTCAATGACAAGACAGTGATCAGTTTGATGTATTGGGATCCAGAAAGTCGCGAAGCTTGGCTACACACACAGATAGTGGTCAAAGGCACAGAAGAAGCCAACCCAATGAATTACATCAATCATCTCATGCGGCCCGAAGTGTTTGGCACTCCCATCATACTGCCACCCGATGCTGGCACACCGGGTCGTTACACCATGAACAGCATGAGCATACGCCAACTGTTTGAAGAATACGAACTAAATGTTTTTCCCGATCCCGTGATGAATCCTCCAGATGAACAGGGACGCAGGACCAACCACAAATCATACGGCGTCAACATGATGAGACAGATGCTGGAACTGGGCACACTGCACATCAATGAAAACTGCACGGAGTTCATACGCGAAGCACAGAATTACTACGCAGATGAGAAAGGTCGCTTCAGCGATCCCGATGACTGTATTGATAGTGCTCGTTATGCCCTGTTGGGCTGCTTGAATGGTTGGGCTGAGCCATGGGACAGTCGTAGTCCACGCCATCGCTTCCGTGATGCCAAACATCAAATGCAGATTGCAGCAGCTCAACGCAACCTCGACAAGCCCATATGGAAGAAGGCTTGGAGCGCAGAAACTGGCGGTGTAATGTGACCTATCAACTACACCAACAGGACTGCCTTGAATGGATGCAACAACAGCCCGATGCGTTAATTGACACTATATTGTTTTCACCTCCTTACAACAAGAAAGGCTTGAGAGGCGGCGTCAAAACCTGTGAAAACATTTGGAAAGGCAGTAATATCGATTATGCCACCTATGATGACAATCTCACAGAAGCAGCCTATCAAGAGTGGCAGATTAAGATAGTTAATGAATGCCATAGAATAATCAAGCCTACAGGATCAATATTCTATCAACACAAGATACGCAATTGGGATCGCAAAGGCAGTCATCCTATGGAGTGGTTAAGCAAGTCTTGTGCTCAATTCTACCAAGAAATAGTTTGGCACCGTAAATCAACAATGGCAATGGATGAACGCTATCTGTTCAACACTACTGAAAGAATCTATTGGTTTTGTAAAGCCAAACCCGCTGTATATAAACAGCAGGTTGATGAAGCATATCGCAGTGATGTGTGGGCCATAACTCCAGAACGACAACAAGGCCATCCGGCACCGTTCCCAGAACAATTGGTGGAGAACTGCATTTTACTTACTACACAGCCAGGCGATTTAGTCTATGATCCTTTCGCAGGCAGTGGCACTACCTTGTTGGTGGCAGAACGGTTGGGTAGAAATTCTGCGGGCACAGAGATCGACTCCAATTATATCGCGATTAGTCAAAAGCGTATTGCTGTGTGTGGCCAAGCAAGCAACAACTTTGCCAATATATTTGACACTAAATACTCTATAGATAGAGTTATGAATGCCAAATAAAAAAGTTAATCTCAGTGTGGGGCGTGGTGAAAAACTTAGTGTTAAGGCCGGCGCCGGCCTCACTGAGAAAGGCCGAGCCAAATATAACCGCGCCACTGGCAGCAATCTAAAAGCTCCGCAAAAAAAGGGTGCAAGGCACGACAGCTTTTGTGCTCGCAGTGCAAGTTGGAGCAGCGAGCGTGGTCTGGCTGCTAGAAAGCGTTGGGGTTGCTGATATGGCCAAACCAGGTTTATATGCCAACACACAAGCCAAAAGAAAACGCATAGCTGCCGGATCCGGAGAGCGTATGCGTAAACCAGGCACCCGAGGTGCTCCCACTGCCCAAGCCTGGCGGCAAGCAGCCCGAACAGCTCGACCAGCCAAAAAGAACAAAGGAACCTAATTGTGTTCGATATCAAAAATGTAGTGATCAACAACATCAACGGACACTCGGGCATGATGGCCAGATTTGTTCGTATGAAAAGTCTGTTGGATCAAAAGTCCGCAGCCAATTTGAGACTGCTGGCTACCAAAAACAACATCAACCGCAACAGCGATTATCAATATCTATTGTTGCCAGTCAACAACAGCACTGCGCCAGTCAACGGTATTGACTACATTCACCCAGTGGTCAAGCCAGTGGTGGACTATGCCACAGCAGTTATCACCAAAGGCATTGCACAAAACGGTGAAATCAATTTCGAATTCGTAGCGGACAATGAAGCTGACAGTGCGGCAGCTCGTCAGGCCACCAACATGGTTCACAAGCTGATCAATCAAAACAACGATCCTCACAGCATACTACAACACTGGGTCATGGATGCCTGCTTGCACAAGAATGGCGAGATGATGGTGAGTCCGTGGCGTGAAAGTTTTGTTCGCTATGTGACCACACAGGGCACCATGGATCAATTGACTGCATTTGAAGCACAGGCTGCTGAAGGTGGCTTGACCACACTGCGTCAGAGTCGTCGCAAGATCTCAGTGGACATGGCCGCAGTGATTCGCGAAGCACAGGGCAGCTTGGCCTCAGTGGCAGCGGATCGTCAGGATGAACTGCTGCAAACACAGATCGACATTGCAGGCAACGCCAGTGAAGACATTGACACACCCATGCCCACTGACATGCCTTTGGAGTCAGCTGACGGTGACCAAGTGTTAAATGAAGCCATTCGTCGCAACACAGTGTATGAAGCCAAGTATAAACTCACTGGCTACAACCTCAATATCAAGTTCCGCCCCATTGCACAACACTATTGGATGTGTGATCCCACAGTGATCTCCATTGAAGAACAACCATTCTGCGGCTACTACAAGCCCATGAGTATTCAAGAAGCCACTGAACTGTATCCGGACATAGATCTAGAAGAATTCAAAATCTACGCTGAATACAACAATGTGGGCAGTTACCAAGCTGGCAGCATGTTGAACAACTTGGCCATACACGCCAGAGATTCAGTGCCAATCAACGGCCTACCAGCTCAAGGCTATTCGGCGCAAGAGCCTGAAGCACGACAGGTCACAGTGTTGACTGTTTGGAACCGTTACGACATCGACAATGACGGTGAACTGGAACTGATCGAATTGATCTACAGTGGTCAATACATTATCAGTGCTAGAGAAGTGGAGTTTATACCAGTGGCCAACATGGTTCCAAAACCCCTGGCACAGAACTTCTACGGCATGAGCATTGCAGAGAGCGTGATCCCTGCACAAGAATACATGACTGCTGGACACAGAGCTGAAATACATCTTGGCCTACAACAGGCCACCAGCCGTATAGGCGTCAAGCCCGACAAGCTGGACTTTGAAATGTTGCAAGACGGCGAAGCAGCCATCTTTGTTTTGGATTCAAAGTTTGATCCAGCCAAAGACATTTACCAAATTCCAGGACCCACAGGCGACATTCGTTTCATTGACCAAGCCATCAACCGTATCCAACAGGATGCCATGAGCATGGTGGGCATGGTGACTCCGGGCGACACATTCAATCCACAGATCATGGATCCAGGCAACAGCGGTATCAAATTGCAAATGGCTCTGGGCCCAAATCAGATCATACAAGACAACACAGTGAAGAATTGTGCCAGCGGTCTCAAGGATGCCATTTACTTGGTATGGCGCACCTTGATAGCATTTGGTGATGACTACGGCGTTAAGAAATTGGCTCAGGAGTTTCACCCAGATGGCAAGCCCATATTCTTGGACTTTGAAAAGTTTGATGACATGGACTTCAATGATCGCAAGACCATACACATCGAATTGGCCCTGGGCATGAAATCGGAAGAAAACAGCCTACAACGCCTACAAGTTATCAAACAAGCACAAACAGGTTTGGCTGCTGAAGTCACTGCAGGTGTCACCAGCGGTGCATTGACTGTGCCCTCATTCAAGAAACTGCGCAAGCCCTACGAAGACATGCTGTATGTGCTGGGTGTCAAAGATGCTGATGTTTACTTGCCCACTGAAGAAGAAGTCATGGAGATGATCCAACAGAGCCAAGCTGCCATGGCCAACAAACAGCCCAACGCAGATGACCAAAAGAAGATGGCTGACACTGAACTGAGCCGTGCCAAGACCAAAGAGATCTTGGACAGCATCGAAGGCAACACCGCAGAGAAACAATTGGAAGCCATCAGCTTGTTAGAAGAGGGCAAGGCCAGAACTTACTAAATAAAGTTAGGATGGAATTGAAATGATAGACGAAGATCTAGCAGCAGCCTTCAACTCAAGAGTCAAGGTGGATTTGAACAATGTAAAGAAGATGACCCCGGCTCAATTGGACCGAGTCAAAGTGTATGGAAGCCAAGCAGAAAACCTGCTGGCCAACAGAGACTTTGTGCAGTTCATACATCACTTCAAATTTGAAGTGGCCGAAGCAATTGGTGGTGTCAGTGGACACACTGAAGAAGACAATGGCCGGAGGATTGCACTCAGCAATCATCTAGCCGGAATAGATAGTTTTATTGCTACACTGCAAAGAGCAGTGTATTATAGAAACCGGGTGGTAAGTCAGCAACAAAAAGAGCTGGACCCCAACCCGTAACCTAGGAAAAGTATGGAAAATTTAGTTCGTGATACACCTAATGTCCCAGTGGACACGGTCCCTGTCAAAGAAGCCAGTATTGGATTGGATGCAATAGCTCAAAAGATGGCCGCCATGCGTAACCGTCCAGAAGCTACCGAAAAAACTGGTGCAGGTAGTTCGCGGGTGGCAACCCAAGATCGCCCTGTGGTGCCCGAAGGCGTTGAAGTCAGCAGTGACAGCAATACCGATTTAGTAGAGCCCGAAGTTGTAGATCCTGATGCAGAGTATAGTGAAAGCACAGATGAAGATTCCGCCCCTGCAGAGGTAAGCGATTCCAATTCCGCCGAAGCTGAGATTATTGATTTTCTTGAGTTCGCAGATGAACATCCAAACGCCAAGTTTAGATTCAAACGCAACGGTAAAGATATCGAAATTGATGCCAAGAAAGCTGCCGCAATACTGGGCCAAGGTGCAGCAATTAGTGAAGATGCGAGACAGTTGAAGATTGAAAGATCTGAGTTTGATGAATACAAAGACAGCAAACGCAGTGAAACAGAAGGTCTGATACTGGCAATGGAATTTACTGTAGCTCCTCGAATACAGAGTGCGTATGATGAGATCTTGCGAGTGCAAGGATACCAAAATACATTCCAGCAACAGTTGACTCAGGTCCAGGATCCCGCGCAACGGGCCAGGATACAAGCCAACATGGCGCAGAATGAAAAGTATCTGGAACAGCAGGCCCAGACTGTGAATCAGTTGAAGCCGCGAATGGATCAATTCTACAGTATTCGTCAACAGCAGGTCGCTGAAGTTCTCGACACCAGTCGCAAGAATTTCAAAGACAAAGAACTGCGTAACGAATATGTGTATAAAGAAATACGCGACAAAGTAAGCAGAGATTGGGCAGGTGCAAGTAGGCAGTTGGTGCCTGGCGTGGCAAATATAGATCTAATTGCCAGCGACGAACATATATTGTCGTTGCTGCGTGATGGTCTTAAATTTCGCGACAGACCCAAGGCCAAGCAAGCTGGCAACAGCATTGCAGCTTTGACCTCTCAGAAGCGCGGTGGAACCACCATATCCAGTAGAGGCGGAAATCAACTCTCGGATCTAGAACAAAAAGCCAAATCGGGTGACAGAGTCGCCCAAGACAACCTCTTGGTGGCCAAGATGAATGCATTAAGGTCACAAAGAGGCGGAAGATAAAAAAATGCTATTAATATAAAGGAAAAATAAAATGGCTTATAATTCAACCACAGCGATTGGCAATGGAACAGGCGCTTACCAAACCGATATCGTTGTCAAAGATCTAGACTTAGATGTCTCTAACCGCGTCAAAGACGATACACCTGTGCTCAACATGTGTATGGCCAAGAAACGCAAAGTAGTTTCTACACTACCATTGTGGACCAACGACACATATCGTCTACCAGAAATCCAAGCACAATTGGAAGGTGCAGCAGTCAGTTCTACTCTAGTAGAAACACAAAGGCGTGCCAACTTGGGCAACTACACACAAATCTTCAGCACAGTGGTGGGTGCCACTGGCACTGCTCGCGCTGTTGAGCAGTCAGGTGGAGATCCTCAAGCATATCAAGAAGTCAAGCAATTGATCGAATTGATGTTTGATGTGGAAGCACAAATTGTTCGTAACGATCAAATCGGAACCAAGTTCTCCGGTCAAAGCGGTCTAGCACTGGGTGTCAGTATTCCTGCTCCTGTGTTCACAACCAATGTGACAGTGCCCAGCAACACCACAGCCAATGTGCAAGTTGCCAACACCAGCGGTGTTGGTCCTGCAGTGGCCACTGGTCGTCGCATGGGTAGCTTGAACGCATTCGCAGGCACACACAGCTTTAACCCACTGAGCAGCGGTCAATACTTCACTTATGTCAACAATGAAACCAGTGATGCCACAGTGGTGGGCAACGCCAATGTGTTCACTGTGGGTGGATCCATCAGCGGCAACAGTATTCAGAATGACGGCGAAGGCCTGGGTTCCAACTACTATGTCTACACTGGCACACTGCAACAGTTCAGCCCAAGTCTATACAAGCAATTGGTCACAGCAGCTGAACAGCGTTTCAACGCCAAAATCAGCTGTATTGTTTGCCCAACCAGCTTGCGCACACACCTGAGCGACACAATGCCTACCAGCCGTAGTCAAAACCGTGTCAACAGTGAGCGTGGTGACACAATTGCCACATACGAAGGCGACTTCAACTACACTTACGAAATTTTAGATAGTTGGATCATGGACAGCGTGGGTGCTGGTAACCAGATCTATTTCTTGAACGAAGAAGTGATTCAGTGGGGCAGCTTGCGAGATCTAGGACCCAACAATGAAGTGTTCAGCAATGCAGATGCATCGCTGGATCAGTTCATCATGGAAGGCACCTTGATCATCCGTAATCCAGCTGGTGTTGCTGTGTTGCACGATATCAGTGCCAGCGGTGCTTACGCAGGCTTTACTGGCAGTGGTGCCACAACCATTACTGGTTCGCAACGAGCCAGTGCCAATGTGGTTCGTTTGAACAGCTTTGGTGGCGCATCATTCTAATCATCAATGATTAGAAAATAAAAAAGGGCACTTCGGTGCTCTTTTTTTATGGCCAGCTGAGAGCATGGAGGGAATATTACTGATACTAAATACTATATGAATGAATTTTCCAACTATCAAGACACATCGCTATTGCAAGGACCCGACCCAGAACACGATGAACGAGCCCATAGACAAGATTATGGCGGTTTGGTCACAGCTGACAACGGCCTAG